CGCCGAATCGGCCGCATCGGGGGATTCAACAAATGAGCAAACGAAAGGGGGCAAGCATGACCGAGATCATCCGCTTCATCCGGGAGCAGTTCGAGCGCGAGCTGGCGGCGGGGCGTTCGCTGGCGGAAGCCGGCAGCAGCGCCGAGCTGGCGACGCGGCAGACCTTCGCCGGCGAGCGTCCCTACATCGCCGGGTATCCGAAGCAGCGGCGGGCGGTGCAGATCGCGCAGCTCAACCTGAAAACCTCGCGCGAGCTGTCGGTGGCCTCCGGCCTGCCGCTGCGCACGGTGCAGCGCCTGAGGAGCGGACGCTGATGGGCTCCATGCTGCGTTTCAAGCTCGACGAATTCGCCGAGCGCTTCGGCCTGCAGGCCTTCGTCGAGACCGGCACCGCGCGCGGCGATTCGGTCGCCTATGCCGCTGGGTGCATGGCCTTCCGGCACCTGCTCACCTGCGAGATCGAGCCGGTGCTGGCGGCCGGCGCGGTGTGCCGCTTCAACGACGAGCCGCGGGTGATGGTGATGCGGATGGATTCGATCCTGTTCATGCGCCTGGTGGCCACCAGCGGCCTGCCGCCGGCGCTGTTCTGGCTCGATGCCCACTACCCCGGCGCCGGCTTCGGCCTCAAGGCCTACGACGCCGAGATCCCGGAGGACCAGCGCCTGCCGCTGGAACGCGAGCTGGAGCTGATCCGCGACCACCGCGGCGGGCGCGACATGATCGTGATCGACGACCTGCGCATCTACGAGACCGGCGACTGGGAAGCGGGGCCGCTGCCGCCCGACGTGCCGGGCGATCCGAAGCCGGGCGGGGCGGACTGGATGCGCGAGATGTTCGCGGCGACGCACACGGCCTCGACCATCGCCCGCGACCAGGGCTACCTGATGTTGCTGCCCAGGTCCTGACGCGCCACTTTTTGCCTTAACTCGCCGGCGGCCGCCCGGCATCCTTCGCGCCATTCATCGCGGAGAATCGTGTGGCCGCTGACATCCCTAGCTCCGAGCCGGCCGAACTGCGCGCCGGCGACACCTGGAAGTGGACCAAGACGCTGGACGACTATCCGGCGTCGGCTCCGTGGACGCTGAAGTACCGCTTCAAGCACCCCACCGCGGCCGGCTTCGAGATCACGGCCTCCGCATCCGGCGACGGTTATGCGGTCACCGTCGCCGCCGGCACCACGGCGGGCTACCCGGCCGGGACCTTCACCTGGATCGCCTGGGTCGAGGGCGGCAGCAGCGAGAAATACACCGTCGACGAAGGCACGCTGGTGGTGCTGCCGGATTTCCGCGCCACCGCGGCCTCCGCCGTGCTCGACGCCCGCAGCGACGCCCGCATCATCTACGAGGCGCTGCTGACCGCCTACAAGTCCGCCGTGGCCTCGCGCGCCTTCGTTGCCGAGTACGAGATCGCCGGCCGGCGCATGAAGTTCGAGTCGCGCGCGGGCTGGCTCAAGGAGCTCAACTACTGGAAGGGTCAATGCGCCGCGGAAGCCAGCGCCGAGGCCATCGCCAACGGCACCGGCATCGGCCGGCGCATCCAATTCCGGCTTGGATAATGCGTGAAACTCACTGAACGAATCGCCGCCGCCTGGCGCGCCGCCCTGGGCAAGCCCAGCGCCCAGCGCGACCCCTACGCCGCCACCTACGGCACCGGCGGCAGCCACGGCTTCGCTGGCGCCACGGTCGGCCGGCTCACCGCCGGGCTGGCCAGCTGGTCGGCCTCGATCAATGCCGACCTCGACGGCTCGCTGGTCATCCTGCGCGCCCGCAGCCGCGGCCTGGCCGCCAACAACGAGCACGGAAAGCGCTTCTTGTCGCTGGTGGCCGGCAACGTCGTCGGCCGCGCGCACCCCAAGCTGCAGGTGCGGGCCCTGCGCGACCAGGCCAACCCGAACAAGCCGACCACGCTCGACAAGCCCGCCAACGACGCGATCGAGGCGCACTGGGAACGCTGGGGCCGTAGCTGCGACATCACCGGGCGCCACCAGGACCTCTCGCACCTGCTGCGCACCGTGATGAAGGCCGTGGCGCGCGACGGCGAGGCGCTGATCCGCCGCGTGCAGAACAAGTCGCTGGCCTACGGCACCGCCCTGCAGCTGCTCGAGGCCGACCGCCTCGACGAATCCCTCAACCTGCGCCTGACGAACGGAAACACCGTGCGCCAGGGCGTCGAGATCGACAGCGCCGGCCGCGCCGTCGCCTACTACATCCGTACCGCGCACCCCGGCGAGGCCTACCAGACCGTGCCCAACCAGGTCGAGCGGGTGCCGGCCGGCGAGATGATCCACTTGTTCCTTGCCGAGCGGCCCGAGCAGGTGCGCGGCGTGCCGTGGATGCATGCCGTGATCCTTCGCGCCGCGCAGCTGCACGAGTTCGAGGAATCCGCCGTCATCGCCGCCCGCATCGGCGCCAGCAAGATCGCCGCGCTGGAGCACGCCGAAGATGCGCCCGATGCCATCGACCAGATGGCCGACGCCAAAGTGGGCGGCATTCCGCAGATGAGTATCCAGGCCGGCGAGATGTTCGACCTGCCGCCCGGCACCAAGCTGTCGAGCTGGAATCCGGAATACCCGCACGCCAACTTCGAGAGCTTCCTCAAGTCCTGCCTGCGCGGGCTGGCCGCCGGCCTCGACGTCGCCGACCACAACCTGACCGGCGACATGTCCGGCGTCAATTACAGCAGCGCCCGCATCGCCGAATTGAGCGAGCGCGAGACGTGGATGATCCTGCAGGACTGGCTGATCGCCAGCCTAGTGCGCCCGGTGTACCGCGAATGGCTGGCGTATTCGCTGCTGTCCGGCGCCATCACCTTCGACGTGTCCGGCAAGGCGCTGCCGGCCGAGCGCTTCGACAAGTTCTTCAATGCCAGCCGCTTCCAGGGCCGGCGCTGGACCTGGGTCGATCCGGCCAAGGAAGCCGACGCCAACGAGAAGCAGTTGGCCAACCAGCTCACCAGCCGCACGCGCCTGGCGGCGGAGCAGGGCGAGGAATTCGACGACATCCTCGACGAGTTGAAGGCCGAGGCCGAGGCCATCAAGGCCGCCGGCCTGGCGCCGGTGGAGAAGCCGGTGCTGCCCACGGCGCCCGTCGTGCCGCCGGCCGACCCCAACCTGGGCAAGGCCCTGGCGCTCCTGCTGGCGCGCGCGGCCGAGCCGGTGCCGGCGCCGGTACAGACGTCCGCACCGGCGCATACCACCGTCAATGTCGAAGTCACCGCCGAGGGCCTGCGCGCCGCCGGCGAGCAGGTGATGGACGCCATGCGCCAGAACGCTGCCGACACCATGGCGCAGATCCGTGAGGATATCCAGAACATGCCGATCGTCATCCCCGCGCCCGTGGTCAATGTCGAAGCGCCCAACGTCACCATCCACAACCAGGTCGAAGCCGGCCCGGTCACGCTGGAGGCGACGATCCAGCCCGCCGAAGTCAATGTCACGCTGCCGCCCCGCCGCAGCAGCACCACCGTCACCAAGGACGACCGCGGCGAAATCACCGGCAGCGAGACGCTGGAAAGGGATATGTAAGTGGCTGACAATACCCAGCTCAACCCCGGCGTCGGCGGCGACGTTGCGGCAGCCGACGACATCGGCGGCGTCAAGTACCAGCGCGTCAAGCTGGTGCTCGGTGATGATGGCGTGGCCGAGGGCGACGTATCGAGCAATCGCCCGATCCCGGTATCAGCGGCGGCGCTTGATGCTATCAACGCAAAATTGCCTGCGATGGATGAAGGCGGCATGCCGGTCATCGATGCGGAAACCGCCAACCTGTTGTGGCGCATGTTGCAGATGATGATGTCGCCGATGGCCTTCGATTCTTCGCTCAACCGCATGCGCGAAACGGCCATCATCGAAAGCGGAACCATCACTACCGTCACCACCGTCACCGGCTTGACCAACATCGACGGCCGTAACGGCGCGATGGCGATCAACGCCTGGGACCATACCGCGTGGGCGCTCAATGTCCGCGCCCGCATAACCTGAGAGACGACCATGGCCAACACATTCAAGAAGACGATCGACATGCTGCGCTGGCGCCAGGTGCCGGGAGCGCCCAACGCTCACGCGGCAGCGGCCTGTCTCGCCAGCGACCTGCGCTCCGGCTTGTCGCGCAATCCATTCGTCTATCAACTGGTCAGCGCTACGGTGCTCAACCGCTTCAATGTCGTCACCAAGGCCTGGAACTTCGTGCAATCCCCGGCGCTGGCGGGCACCTTCGGCGTCGGCGCGGCGATGGCCTTCGCGCCCTCGCTCGGCCTCGTCGGCACCATCGCCGCCGGCGCGACGACCACGTCCGTCGTGCTATCGACCGCGCTGCCCACCGCCGTCGGCCTCAACATGCTGGCCAATCGCGGTGGCTCGGGCGAGTATGGCTTCAAGCTGCGCATCATCGGTTTTGGTTCGGGCAAGACCGAGGAGCGCTACATCGTCGGCAATACCGCGGGCACCACCCCCACCATCACCGTGCTGTCGGCCTTCAGCTTCACGCCGGCCGCCAACGACCGCTACGAGATCGTCGCCGGTCGCGTCTTCATGCTCAACGCCGGCACCACGGCGAGCAACATCTGGCGCAGCTACGAGGTTGCCAGCAACACGCTGTCGACGGGTCTTTCAACCACCAACCTGCCGGCAACCATCGCCACCGATTCCTCGATGCTGGTGCTGGACGAGCAATACACGCCCTACAACATGAAACCGGGCGAGGGCATGGTGCTGGGCACCTATGTCTATGATACCGGCGTCGAAACGCGCAACGCCCTGGCTGCTACAGCCGCGGCGGCCGGCACTATCACCGGCCAGGCGTCGGGCGGCGATGCGTCGGTCGCGGCCAACGAGTTCAGGAATTTCCAGATCCGTATCGTGCAGGACACGGTGACGCCGACCGCGGTCGGTCAGCGCCGCGCCATCGCCAGCCACACCGCCGGCGCTTCGCCGGTCTATACCCTCGGCACGGCCTGGACGGTGACGCCGTCCAGTTCAGCCAAGTTCGTCATCGAATTGCCCAATCTGATCCTGGTGCGGTCGTCGGGCACGACGTCGGTCTATACCTATAACTACTCGGACCAGACCATCAACAACGGCACCAACAGCATCGCCACCAATTCCTGGCACGCCACGTATTTCGGCGTCGCCGGTGCGGCGAACGCGCTGGGTGGCATGTGGGCGCCGAGTTTCGGCATCCAGCCCGATGCGGCCCGCAATGCGCGGCACTCGCACTGCCACTTCTTCCGCGGCG